GCTATATCTAGCGAATAGTTTGATATATCGGTTATACATTTATCTAACTCTGCTCTTTTAGATTCTACTAAATCTTTACTACGATTGCTAATATCATCAATGTATTTTTTCTTATCTTCAATCTTGTTATCAACTATTTGTTGATTAAAATCTGTTTGTTTGATTATCTCATCATGATTTTTTTGTTTTTCTCTAAATAATAAATTCATTTTAGAAAAGATTTCTATATCTAATATTTCTTCAACAACTTGTCGTCTATGTCTAGCTCTTAGTTGCATGAATGGCACGAAAGAAGCATTACCTAAAATTACAACTTGTGTAAATGATCTAAAATTTAATTTAAGTATTTGTTGTTCTAAATGTTTTTGATAATCTCTTTGAGCTGCGTCTTGATTTAGCATATCACCATCACACCATATCTCAAATGTGTTTGGTTTGATACCTCTTATAATTTTATAATCTTTTTGACCTACTACAAACTCAACTTCTACGACACATTCTTTTTCATTAATAGAGTTAATTAGTTGATCTTTCTTAATATTACGAAATGGTCTTTGAAATAAACCAAAACATAGTGCGTCTAACATAGTAGATTTACCTGCACCGTTTTCACCTACAACTAATGTTGTCTTATGATTAGCCAAGTCTATTTCTATAAACTGTTGACCAGTAGATAGAAAGTTTTTATATCTTACTTTCTTAAATGTTATCATATTTTATATCACTATCTTGTGCCTCTACAAACATTTCTTTAATCATAAGTTTCAATCTATCTTTATCTAGATCAACTGGCAACTGATCTACATAATTATTTACCAATGTTATTGTATCTTCAGATCCTTCAACAACGTCATCGCTGACATTTGCTTGGTTTAGATCAGAATAATCTTCTAGTATTTTTAGTTCATGAACATTAATTTTATTGTATAGTTTGTCAAGTAATCTATCAAACATTTGATTATTCTTTTTTGTTGTAACAACTAACTTTACAAACTTTTGGTCATATTCGTTGATATCAATCTCATCATAATTTATAACATCATCATGATAGTTTAGTCTTAGAAATATTGTATATGGATTCTCTATGAACTCTAACTCTCTTGTTTCGGTATCAAAGATATGAAAGCCTTTTTTATTTGCATAGTCTGACCATGTCATTTCATATTGACTACCTAAATAAAATACTTGACCGTCATCACTCTTATGATGAAAATGACCACTAAAAACTTTTTCAAATCTTGATACAATAGATTTATCGTAACCGTGTGTTTGCACCATTTTATCTAACATTCTAAAACCATTTAGATCAAAATGACCCATACAGATTTCAGCAGGTGCTGTGTTCAACATTTCTAGACATTGTTTTTCATTCTCTGGATTCATCCAAGGCATCATCAAAATATTTAAACCATCAAAGTTTACAACTTTAGGTTCTTCATAGATAAATGGTTCATTGATACCATCAGGTGCTGTACATAGTTCTTGAACAGCATTTACTTTATTTGTATTACGATAATAAATATCATGATTACCTATCAGTATATGAGTATCTATTTTATCTTGCCATAATCTCTGCATAAACTTATGTCTAAAATTATGAGCGATTCTATAATTAATATATTTTCTTCTATCTACAACATCACCTAAATGTATAAGTGTTTTTATATTATGCTCTTTTAGATATGGGAAAAATATATTATCATAAAACTTATAAAAGTATTCATCAAATATATTACTATCGTTACGAGCCCCGAAATGGGTATCGTTTAACAATGCTATTTTCATATTATTTTTTAGTCGGTTCTTCTTCTTTTAAATTTCTCTGTAAAAAATCTAACAATTGGCTTTGATATTGTGCGTCATCTCCTTGTAATTGATCCATCATATTTTCAACACCTGTATTAGCAATTAATTTAGATTTAATTTGTATTTGTTTTTTCTCTTTCTGTATTCTTCTTATAAATGCGTAATATATTATTTGTGTAAAATATGCAAATGGATTATTACTTTTATCTGGATTAAAATTATCCATATACTGTAAACAATTCTCAATACCATCACTAATCATATCGTCTCTAAATGTGTAATTAATAAAGTTTGGTCTGTAAGATAAGTGATTTGCAATCTTTAGAAAACACTCACCAATATAGTTTGTAACTTCTGGTTTTTTTCTATTTCTATTTTTTGCTTTCTCGCACCTATCTCGGTACTCTATCATCGCTTCAAGAAACTTTTTATTATCTACATAATGAGGTTTTTCTTTTGCTTTTTTCATAAACTTATTATACTATATTTTGTATTAAAACGCAAGCCTTTCAACTAATTTTTTTGGCGTGCTTGACAATCCTAGGAATCTGTGTATAATCGCCATGTGGGCGCTGGGGGATAAAGCTATAGCTAGTGTAAAGTAACTTTAGTTTCTTCTGGATAATATTCACCTTCTTCATCTTCTTTCTCACTTATTCTTTTATCTATTTCATCTGCTATTTCCATTATCTTTTTTATTTCTTCTTCAGAATAAGCAGTTTTAATTTTAGTAGTTTGTAGTTTTCTTAGTATCACTTCATAATAATTTGCCAATTCTTTTGCGGCTCTTGATATCACAACTATTTTATCTTTTGGAATTACATATAATTTATCTGTGCTGAAAGGCACCCACGGTGCTAAAGTGTTGTCGTCTTTGACACCAAACTCAGTCATTCTTGGAGTTGTAATTAATTGTAATGGATTTTGTATTCTTAGAAAATCTTTATCTAATGAAATACTACCAACTATTGTGCTACCATCAATGAGTTTTACTATACGATAATCAGTTAAATCGTTTGGTGCTTTCTTTTCTTCTTTTTCCATACTAATATTTATCTATTCTTTCAAGTCGATATTGTGCATTTCGTAATCAAACTCTTCCTCGGTATAGATGTTTATCCTTTCTTGAAAATGTTTAAGTGTAAAGTTTTCTTTTGATTTGTATGTTAAGTCATCAGCAATATCATATAAGGTAGCGTCAACTTTATTATCGCCTAATCTTAAACCACGACCAATACTTTGTAAGTTTCGTATTCTACTTTTAGATGGACTTGCAAATACTATATTATGTAAATTTTTAATATTAACACCAGTAGAAAATGTGCCATAACTTGCAACGATAATAGCATTTTTTTCTTTCTCTACGATACCTCTAATAGTTTCTCTTTCATCTGCTTCAACACCACCAAAAATATAAAAAACTTTTCGGTCATCATCAGCCTTTTCTTTTATTATTTCATATAAATTTTTACCATGTTTTTCTACTAATTGAAATAAGACTAGTGTATTGCCCTCTAATTTTAAAGATAAGTTACGAATAAAATTTTGTCTTGATTTACTACTCACTAGATAATCTATCTCATCTTGATATTTACCATTTGCAACTATTTTACTATTTTCTTGTGTATGTTTTAGTATCAGACATCTCACAGTAAGATTAGATAATTGTTTTTTGTCCATTAGTTTTCTTGTAGATGTAACTTTATTTACAGAGCCAAACAAACCCTCTAACACTAATTTATGTGTTTGAGCACCATCTAAAGTTCCTGTAAGACCAACACGATATTTACAATCTAAAAGTTTAGTCATAATTTCTGTAAGTGATTTAGATTTAAATAAATGTGCTTCATCACCAAACACAACACCAAACTGTTCAAAATATTTTTTTGGCAACTTATATAAACTTTGCCATGTAGATATCAAAACTTTCTTATCTGTTTGATTAGAATATCCACTATATAATCTATGGCAATATTTCTTAACATTCCAACCATATGATTTGAAATCAGAATACATTTGTTCAACTAATGATGTAGTAGGAACTATTAATAAACATCTATTGTTTTCTTGATCTTTAATTAAATGAGAATAGTATCGAATGAGTGCATAAATGATAAACGATTTACCACTTGCAGTAGGACTTAATAATAATGTTCGATTGTATTTGAGACTATGATATATTGCGTCTATTTGATAATCTCTGGCTTCAAAACTTTGACCTAGACTATTAGAAAATTTTGTAACAACATCTTTGTTTACTTTATTTTCTATCTC